GCTATAGCCGCTAAGTACTCTCGTTCTGTCGATGTAGAGATCAGCGGTGCGTTAAAAGAAGCCTCATCACAACTACAAGCTCACTACACTAAGTTAGCAGATACACTAGAGTATCAAGGAACTAAACTAGGTGGTAGCTTAGGTATTTCTGCTGGAGGTATTTCTGTTTCCACTGTAGAGGGTGTAAGAGAAAATACTAATAGAGTTAGACCAGAGTTCAACAAGGATCAATTTAAGATAGACGCAGAAACTACTGATTACGAATAGGGATGTCACATGCAAGCGTACAATTTACTTAAACTGGTACAACGTCATGGTAGTACTTTAATACTTAGGAAGACTACTGCTGGTTCTTACAATTCTAGTACTGGAGAGTTTTCTAGTACAGTTAAAGAATATGAAATAACTGCCTATATGTATAATGTACAAGAGGGCGTTTTACTAAACGAGATAAGACGTGGCACACGTAACTGTGTGATACCTGCCCTTGGCTTACCTGCAATACCTACAGACAACGATCAAATCTCTGGTAGAGGCGACACAGTGTCTATTAATAACGTACAAACCATTTACGCTTCTGGTGTGGCAGTGTGCTACGTCTGTGAGGTATCTGAGTAATGAAAACTAACATAAAAGTTAATGTTAATAAGTTAGAGGGTGACTTCGAGAGGCTTAACGAAGAGATAGAACAAGAGGTAGAGGATTTCTTACGGGATATAGCTGATACTACTATAGAGTTTTCTAAGCCTTTTGTAGATACAGGAACTTATATAACCTCCTTCTCTTACAGTACAGGTTCTGGTAGACCTAGAGGTGGATCATCTCACGGTAAACCTAGAAGACAGAACCCTACCTCTAAAGGTAATCAAGGCTTACAACTGTTGTATGGAGATATAGCACAATTAGACTTATCTAACACAACTATGGTAAGTTTAAGAAACGGTTCTGCTCACGCTGAGTTTGTAGAGTATAAACACCAACACGCAGTATTCGAGAGGGTAGGAATTAAGTATGGCTGATGTACATAAAAGCATAAGGTCAGCATTAGAGACACAACTTGCTAATGTATCAGGTAGTCCTCAGATAGCTTACGAGGGCGTTTCTTTTGTACCTACAACTGGCACTAGCTATTTACAGGTACTGTTTGCCCCTGTATCACGTAGACCTGCTGTACGAGGCTTAAATCCTCAACAGAGATACGATGGTCTATTCTCAATCAACTGTTACGCACCAGAAGGTCATGGACCAGCTGTAGCAGACACCCTTGCTAAGAACGTCATTGATGCGTTTGAGGCTACTACTTCTTTAACATCAAATAATATAAACGTATCTATTGACTATGCAGAACGACAACAAGGCTTCTTAGATAGCCCTTGGTACTTTGTCCCTGTTAATATTGGTTGGTACGCATACACATAATTCTATAGGAGAATATAATATGGCCTTTGCACAGGGTTCACGTTCCAGCCTGTCATACATTACTGAAACAACTTTCGGTACGACACCTGCTGGTAACTTCCAAAACTTACCTTTCACTTCCCATTCACTTAACATGACTAAAGACCGTGTTGAAGGTACTGACATCCAAGCTGACCGTATGTCTAGAGTAGACCGTCACGGAAACCGTCAAGTAGCTGGAGACATTACAGGAGACTTACGAGATGGAGATTTCGATGAGTTACTAGAATCAGCTATGCTAAGTGCTTGGTCTACTAACGTACTTAAAGTTGGTACAACACCTAAGTACTTTTCCATAGAGGACTATGCCGCTGACATCGACCAAGCTAGGTTGTTTGCAGGTTGTTCAGTAAATACATTATCTGTATCACTATCACCTAATGCTATGGTAGTAGGTACATTCGGTATAGTCGGTAAGAACATGACTATGAGTGCTTCAGAGAAGACACAAGATGCCGCTTCTGGAGCTTCACCCTTTGATGCTTACTCAGGTACTCTACAAATAGGTGGATCAAATTCAGCTATAGTTACAGCTATGGACTTCACACTAACAAACAGTTTTGCTCCTACCTTTGTTGTTGGCGACGATAGCGCACCAGCATTAGAAGTAGGTAACGCTGTAGTAGAAGGTACTATCTCAGCTTACTTTGAGGATGCTTCCCTAATCAATAGATTTGTCAATGAAACAGAAACACCACTTAAGGTTACTGTAGGTGACAATGCTGGCACACCAAACACTATGGAGTTCTTTTTCCCACGGTGCAAAATAAACAGTGCTGATGTAGGCGTAGATGGTCCTACAAGTAGAATAGTAAATCTAACATTTGTAGCATTACGTGACAGCACAGAAGCTACTAACTTGCGTATTACACGCTCGTAAAGAATACTCTAGCTAGAGTGGGGGGACGTTGGTGTCGGGTCTGACGTTCCCCATTTATTAACCCGAACTCGATAAGGAAACTCGATATGGACTTAAAAGACTTAACACCCAAGAGCGACACAATAGATGTTATATTAGTACACCCAAATACAGGGGAAGAACTTACTAACCCTGATGGTTCTAATATGACTATTTGTATGTATGCTACACACTCACCAGAGTATAAGAAAGTTATGCACTCTCAGAC